AGGTAAAGTAACAAACAATAATATGTTTATAGGTAGCACTACTGATTTACAGCGGATGCTCTTAAACAATAATGAAAAAGTGATTGATGCCGATAAAGAATAATGAGTTTGGTTATCTTGGAAATCCTAATGTCAAACGAGATGGTGTTGAAGCCGAGTTTACGTTAGAAGAAATCAAAGAATATCAGAAATGTATGCATAATCCCGCATACTTCGTTGAAACTTATGTGATGATAATATCACTTGATGACGGCTTAGTGCCGTTTAATCTATATGACTATCAACGTAATATGTTTAAGCATTTTAATGACAATCGATTCTCAATCGTATTAGCATGTAGACAGTCTGGTAAATCAATATCATCAGTAGGTTATCTATTGTGGTATGCAATATTCCATCCTGAAAAGACTATTGCTATACTTGCAAACAAAGGTGCTACTGCGAGAGAAATGTTGGCTCGAGTTACTCTTATGCTAGAGAACTTACCATTCTTTTTGCAGCCAGGATGTAAAGCATTAAACAAAGGTTCTATAGAGTTTAGCAATAACTCAAAGATTATTGCAGCAGCTACGTCTGGTAGTTCTATTCGTGGTTTATCTATTAACTTATTGTTTCTTGATGAGTTTGCGTTTATTGATAACGATGCTACGTTCTATACATCAACATATCCTGTTGTATCATCCGGTAGAGATACAAAGATTATTATTACTTCCACAGCAAATGGTATTGGTAATGTGTATCATAAACTATGGGAAGGCGCGGTTACTGAAACAAATGAATTTAAACCATTTAGAGTTGATTGGTGGGATGTTCCAGGTCGAGATGAGAAGTGGAAAAAGCAAACAATTGCTAACACTTCGCAGATACAGTTTGATCAGGAATTTGGTAATACCTTTCAAGGAAGAGGTAATACACTTATAAGTTCAGATACTTTATTAAACCAAAAAGCAAAAGATCCAATATATGTACAAGAAAACGCATACGTATATGAGAGGCCGACAGATGGTCATAATTATATAATGATAGTCGATGTTGCAAAGGGAAGAGGACAAGATTACTCTACGTTTAATATTATTGACACGTCATGTGAACCATTCCAACAGGTTGCAACGTTTAGAGATAATAACATATCTCCTTTGCTATTTCCAGACGTAATATATAAATACGCAATGTCATATAATGAAGCATACGTGATTGTCGAATCAAATGATCAGGGCGCAGTCGTATGTAATGGCTTATATTATGATTTAGAGTATGAGAATCTATTCGTAGAATCTACTATTAAATCTGGTGCGATTGGTGCAACTATGACTAAACGTGTAAAGCGTATTGGTTGTTCTACCTTAAAAGATTTCATAGAACAAAAGAAATTAAACATTGTTGATGCAAATACTATTATTGAAATGAGTACCTTCGAAGCAAGAGGTAATTCATTCCAAGCATCAAATAATAACCATGATGATTTAATAATGAACTTAGTTATGTTTGCATGGTTCGCAACAACTGATATATTCAATGGTATTACTGATATCGATATGAAGAATATGTTATATAGAGAACAATTAAAAGCAATACAAGATGATCTACTGCCGTTTGGGTTTATAAGTAATCCTACTGTAGATGAACCTGTGGTAGAAGTCGATGATAACGGTGAACAGTGGATTGTGCAAGATCGAGTAGGCCATTAAGACCAAAACTTCAATTATTATAAATAATAGTAATTGAGAATAATTCGTATTATGTATACACACACTATTATAACCTTTGAGAGGAAATAAAAAATGGCATTTCAAGTCTCACCCGGTGTCGAGGTAAAGGAAATCGACGCAACAAATGTGATTCCTGCAGTATCTACCAGTATTGGTGGCTCAGCAGGCGTTTTCACAAAGGGTCCCGTAGATCAAGCTACAACTGTTAGTTCAGAAAAGCAGTTAGTAGAAATCTTTGGTGAACCTACCGCAGCAACATTTAAGTATTTTGGACCAATGGCCGCATTTTTGCAGTACGGTAATGCATTGAAAGTTGTACGAGCAGTTGGATCAGGCGCATTAAACGCATGTTCTACTGGCGCAACTGCACAACTTGTTAAAAATAAAGACGATTATGATTCTAAAACATTTGCATCTTCTGCAGGTAATTTTATTGCGCAATCTCCTGGTGTACTAGGTAATGCGTTAGAAGTACAAGCTTGTCTTGCAAACGCGACCTCATTTGCCGCATGGACACATGCTGCTCTGTTTGATCGCGCTCCTGCTACATCAAACTTTGCTGTGTCAAAAGGTAATTCAGATGCTGCTGACGAAATTCACATTGCAGTAATTGATAAAACTGGCGAAATCACTGGAGTTCCTGGAACAGTTTTAGAAACATACGAAGCCCTAAGTCAAGGTACAAATGCTAAAAACGATGATGGTTCTAGTAACTTCTTTAAAGATGTCATTAATAATAAATCTCAATATATCTTCATAGGTTATATTGGTAGTACATGGCTTGGCGGTAAAGCTGCACAACCTGCTGCTATTACACAATCAAGTACTTCCTATACTGCATCTGAAGATACCGGCCCACAAGTTACATCTGGCCAGTTTCAAGCTCTTCAAGCTGGAGCTGATGGTAGTGCTACAAGCGCAAATGTCGCGACTGCTCTTGACGTACTAGCTGATGCTGAAACAATCGATGTTAATCTTCTATTCGCTGCTGCCGATTTAACAACTGATTCCGCAGTATTGGCAGTTAAGCTTCAAGCAATTGCTTCAACACGTAAAGATTGTCTTGCTTTCGTATCTCCTCCAGTTTCTTTGACAGACGGTACTAGTACAATTTCTGCAACTACAATTGCTGCAGATGCTACTATGTCTGGTCGTAATTCATCGTATGTTGTATTAGATTCAACTTCTGTTAAAGTATATGACAAGTATACTGATTCATACCGATTCATTAATGCTTCTGGTCATATAGCTGGTCTTTGTGCTAATACTGATCGTGTTGCTGATGCTTGGTTCTCACCAGCTGGTGAAACTCGTGGTCAACTTCTCGGAGTAACCAAACTAGGTTTCAATCCTAGTAAGACTGATCGTGATACGCTTTATAAAGCTAGTATTAACCCACTCGTTTCATTCCCGGGACAAGGTACTATGTTGTTTGGTGATAAGACTTCGCAATTCCGTGCTTCTGCATTCGATCGAATCAATGTTCGTCGATTGTTTATTGTTTTGGAAAAAGCCATTTCGACTGCTTCTAAAAGCATGCTCTTCGAATTCAATGATGAATTTACACGAGCTAACTTCCGTAACATGGTAGAACCATTCTTGCGTGATGTTAAGGGCCGTCGTGGTATTACTGATTTCTTAGTAATCTGTGATGAAACAAATAACACTGGTAATGTTGTTGATAGTAACCAATTCGTTGCTGACATATTCATTAAACCAGCTCGATCAATTAACTTTATTAAATTGAACTTCATCGCCACTCGTACTGGTGTTGAGTTTAGTGAAATTGCTGGACAATAGGAGTAAATAAAAATGGCTATTTTAGGCGTAGATGACTTTAAGTCAAAACTAACGGGAGGCGGCGCTCGCGCCAACATGTTCAAAGTAACATGTAACTTTCCTGGATACGCACAAGGTGATGTAGAACTTACATCATTCTTGTGTAAAGGTGCTCAGTTACCAGCATCGATTATCGCTCCAATTGAAGTACCTTTCCGAGGTCGTAAATTGGTAATTGCTGGTGATCGAAGCTTCGAACCTTGGAGCATTACGGTAATCAATGATTCTGAGTTTAGTGTAAGAAATGCATTTGAGCGATGGATGAATGGTATTAATCAGCATAACAATAATGAAGGTCTTGTTGATCCTGTTGAATATCAAGCTGATATGATTGTTGAACAATTGCGTCGTGATGGCAGCGTGTCAAAACGTTACGATTTCCGTGGCACTTGGCCAACGAATGTATCTGCGATCGACGTTAACTATGATACAGAAAATACTATCGAAGAGTTCACGGTTGAGCTACAAGTTCAATACTGGGAATCAGATACCACTTCTTAATTGGTGTATAAATAGTAGTATGAGGGGGAATATTCCCCTTCATATTTACTATGAGGATTATAAGACATGGCTGAACTATTTGGCTTTGAGATAAAAAGAAAAGACGGTAAAAGTGCTGAAAAACCTTCAATAAAAACCTTTGTGCCAGATACAGAATCTGATGGTGCTGGGGTTATTAAAGCTGGTGGTCATTTTGGTTCATATATCGATCTTGATGGCAATAACGCAAGAAATGAGGCGGACTTAATTATTAAGTACCGTGATATTGCGTCGCATCCTGAATGTGATTCAGCCATTGAAGACATTGTTAATGACGCAATCATTGGAGATTATGATTCATCTCCTGTAAATGTCGTATTAGATAAAGTAGATACTTCTGATGCTATTAAAGAAACGATCAGAAGCGAATTCGATACCATTTTGGCTATGTTAAACTTTAGTCAACATGGTCATGATATATTCAAAAAATGGTATGTTGATGGCCGATTGCCATATCATATTGTTATTGATACAAATAACCCTAAAAAGGGTATTCAGGATCTAAGATATATTGATCCTATTATGCTTCGTAAGATTAAAGAAGTCACAGAAGAAAAAGATCCTAAAACTGGTGCGCTTCTTGTTAGAAAATCAAATGAATTCTTTATGTACTCCGATCCTAATGCACAAAGTGATGTTGGTGGTCGTACAGAAGCACTAAAGATTCATAAGGATTCAATTGCATATTGCACGTCAGGTATGCTAGATCCATCACGAACAAGGATTCTTTCATACTTACAGAAAGCAGTTAAACCAGTTAATCAGCTTCGTATGATGGAAGATTCATTAGTAATCTATCGTATATCACGTGCACCAGAACGAAGAATTTTTTATATTGATGTTGGTAACCTACCGAAAGGTAAAGCTGAAGAATACCTAAAAGGTATTATGAATCAATATCGTAATAAACTTGTATACGATGCAAGCACCGGTAACCTTAAAGACGATAAGAAGCATATGTCAATGCTGGAAGATTTTTTCTTACCACGTCGAGAAGGTGGTAAAGGTACGGAGATTACGACATTACCAGGTGGTGAAAACCTTGGTCAGATTGATGATATTCTGTACTTCCAGAAGAAACTGTTTAAAGCTTTGAATGTACCACTAGGTCGTTTAGAATCAGATACTGGATTCTCACTAGGCAGATCATCTGAGATCAACAGGGAAGAAGTTAAGTTTAAGAAGTTTATTGATAAACTAAGAATGAGATTCTCTGATATATTCATGCAGCTACTTAAAACTCAGCTTATTCTAAAGGGTATTATCACCTCACAAGATTGGGATGAATGGAAAGAAGATATTAACTTTGATTTTATTGAAGATAACTACTTCTCAGAGTTAAAGGAGTCTGAAATGATTCAACAGCGATTTGGTATGATGAGAGATATAGAAGACTATATTGGTAAGTATGTATCTCATCAATGGGTACTTAAAAATATTCTTCGACAAACTGAAGAAGAAATATTACAGATGCAGAAGGAAATCGCTGATGAAGGCGGTGGTCCAGATGCTGAAGACGAAGACGAATAACTGTAGAAATTTAAAATAGTATAAATATATAATACACAAGAGGATATTATGGACATAGTAGAATTAATTGATAACATTCAACAAGGTGATAATGTTGGCGCAAAAAGAGAATTTGATACTGTAATGGGTCAAAAGCTTACTGCCGCTTTAGATGCAAGAAAGATTGAAATTGCATCAACATTAGGTCAACCAGAACAAACAGAAGAAGAATAATATGTTAACATTTGCCGAGCTTCGAGAAGCAATCAAACTATCATCTGGCGAAAAGCAAATTAAAAAGCTTAAAGCTGGTAAGAAGAAGAAGATTGATCTTGTAATCACACAAAAGGGTAATAAGTTTGCTGTATATGTTAATGGCGATCAGCTCGACGATTCTTTTAAGAGTGCTAAGGAAGCTGAAAAGAATGCAAATGACTTCATTAAACTTATGGGCGAGGAACTCGAAAAATGAAATTAATATCTGAGTATCATGATAGTAACCTGCAGGTTATTAGTGAAGAAAGAAAAGACGGTAAGAAAGAATACGTTATTGAAGGTGTATTCATGCAAGCCGATAAAGCAAATAGAAATGGACGCATTTATGAGAAAAGCATCTTAGAAGCTGCTGTAAATAAATACGTTAAAGAGCAAGTTGAAACTGGTCGTGCTGTTGGTGAGTTAAATCACCCTGATGGACCTGGTATTAACTTGGATAAAGTTTCACATAAGATCACTGAACTTCGTTTTGAAGGTAGTGATGTTATTGGAAAGGCATCAATTTTACAAACTCCTATGGGAAAGATCGTTGAAGGTCTACTTGAAGGTGGTGTAAAGCTTGGTGTATCAAGTCGTGGTATGGGTAGTCTTGAGAAAAAAAATGGTGTCATGCAAGTCGGTAAAGATTTCATGTTAGCAACTGTTGATATAGTACAGGATCCGTCTGCTCCCGAAGCATTCGTTAATGGTATTATGGAAGGTGTTGACTGGGTCTGGGACAATGGCATCCTTAAACCTCAAGAAATTGAAAAAATTGAGACTGAAATAAAAGAAGCTCGAAATATGCGTTCATCGGATATTGAGATTAAAGCTTTTAAGAATTTCCTCTCTAAACTTGTAAACTCCTAAGGAGATATAAAATATGTCTATTGTAAACGAAGACATTGATAATGCAGAGCTAAGTGAAGAGCTCGTTGATGAGACACAAGTTGATTCATTAGACGAGGAAACACTTGAAGAGAAAGCTGCAGTCAAAAAGGAAGAAGACGAAGTCGATGAAGATGAGGACGAAGATGAAGTTGAAGTTGATGAAGGCGCTGAAGATGGCGTTGACGGCGGAGACGGTTCTGATGTTGGTTCTGATCAAGAAATTCCTAAGACTAAAGCTGGCATCTTGAATGCTGCATATTCAATGATGAAAAAAGCTAAGAAAGATGAAGCTATTAAATTGTACCAAGGTATGATGAAAGCTGCTAATGTGAATGAAGATGTTGATGTTGAAGATGCTCTTGTATCTGAAAATGCCGATGTTTCTCACATTGACTATCAAGAAGATCTTGATGTACTAGTTGCTGAAGAAGCTACGCTATCCGATGGATTCCGTGGTAAAGCATCTACAATCTTTGAAGCCGCTTTAAAAACTAAAGTTGGTGCTGAGATTGATCGTCTTGAGAGTGAATACGCTCAAAACCTAGAAGAAGAAGTTTCTTCTGTTAAAACTGATTTAGTTGAGAAGGTTGATTCCTACTTGAACTATGTAGTTGAAGGCTGGATGGGAGCCAATGAAGTTGCTGTTGAAGCAGGTCTACGTACCGAAATCGCAGAATCATTCATGACTTCTTTGCAAGGCGTATTTAAAGAGCACTATGTTAGTGTTCCTGAAGGCAAGGATGACTTGGTTGACGAATTGTCAGAACAAGTAGCTGAGCTAGAAGAGCAACTCAATAAAACCACTGACGAGAATATCCAATTATTCACATCCGTACAAGAGTCACAACGTGCAGATGTAGTAAGAAAATATACCTCTGACCTCGCAGCTACTGAAGCTGAAAAACTTTCTTCTTTGGTTGAAGATATAGAATTTGGCGATAGCGAAACTTTCGATATGAAAGTCAAGACTATCAAAGAATCTTACTTCATGAAAGAGTCTGTTGAATCAGAATCAGAAGTTGATAAAGTTGTTGGAACAGAACAAGCTCTTATTGAGCAAACTTCTGATTCAATGTCAAGATACACCTCAGCACTTAGTTCACACGTATTTAAGTAAGCTGTAAAACTATTTTTTTTTAAAAATAAACATTACTAGGAGAAACTAAAATGTTTAAATCAGATCAAGTCCTTATGGAAAAATGGGCTCCAGTATTGGATCACGCAAGTGCACCAAT